AGAAAACACCACTAACGGCAGCACAGTTGGCGCTCCTGCACCGACTATTACCTCCTCACGGCTGGGAACTGCAAACGCCAGCCTGACGCTTGGTAAGTTGGGCGCACGTGTGTTCTATACCGGCGAGTTGGAAGAGTCAAGCATGATCCCATTTGCCGCACAGTTACGCCAGCAGTTGACTGTTTCAGGGCAGGAATACCTTGAGTCAGCCATTATTGACGGCGACACCGAAACAACCGACAGTAAAAACATTAACAACATTGGCGGCGCTGAGGTTACCGGCGGGCATTACCTGATTTTTGACGGCTTCCGCAAGTCATGCCTGGTCACCACCACAGACAATTCACGTGCTGGCGGGGCCTTGACTATTGATGACTTTCTTGAGACCTTGAAGCTGATGGGCGGCGCTGGAATCAATGCGCTGGATAATACCAAAGTTTCATTCATCATCGACCCGAATACCAACTGGAAGGCGATTGCATTACCAGAAGTCTTGACTCGTGATGTGTTCTCAGGGGCGACTATTGAGAACGGCAAGCTGGCAAGAATCTTCGGTTACAACGTAGACGTGAGCGGCGCGATGCACTTCATGAGCTCAGTTCGCAAAGCCGACAGCGCCGGCAAGGTGAACACCACCACAGCCGCCAATAACCTTTACGGTGCGATCCTGGCAGTCCGCTGGGATCAGTGGAAATTGGGCTGGATGAGACATATGAAACTGGAAACAACCAGATTCGCAGCCTCTGACAGCACCGAAATTGTAGCCATGATGAGAGTTGGCTTGAAGCAGCGGGACACAGAAGCGTCGGCAATTACATACGGCGTGGTCGTTTAATCAACCGATACGATAGCCTGATGGGGGGCGGTGTAGAAGCCGCCCCACCGGAGGCAAAGGAGAATAGAAAATGGGAAACACTTATGTTTTACGGAAGAAGAAGTCAAGCCTGCGCGACCTGAAAGACGGCAGCGCCGCGTTGAATTATGGGGTCGGAGCAAACCGTGTATTTTATGTGGATTGCAACTGCGGGAGTGATGGCAACGAGGGCGATTCATGGGATAACGCCTTGAAGACCCTCACGAAAGCTATGGCACTTTCACACGCTGATATTGCTTCCGGCGCTTACGGCTGGGCTGCACGGAATGTTATTTATGTTCGTGCCGATCAGACTGCGGACGCTGACGGCGAAGACTTTACCGCGCTCGCGCAGAAAACTGACATTATCGGGGTCGGGTCTGTTGACCATCTACGGGGTGCCAGGATTATCGGAAATCATGTAATCGGTTCAGGCGCCTATATGGGCTGCCGGTTTATCAATATGATTTTCAAAGCACCGGCAGCTGGTGGGGACATCTTCACAATTCCTACCACAACTTCAGGCCTTACTTTTGAAGGCTGCACTTTTGACGCCACCTCCAAAACAGCGGCCGCAAGCGGAGCGATCATCGCGACTGCCGTTGAATCGCTGACAATCAAGGACTGCCTGTTCATGGGGCCGTTCGCTGACTCGGTGATAGAAATTGGTGCCGGTGCTTCAAACTCGCTGCTTATTCAGGGGAACATCATTGAAGGCGGTGAAGTTGGCATAGAAGTATTATCAACTGCAACCTGTGCTGCACGGGCTGGGCGCATTCTTGAAAACACAATCAATACAACCAAAGAATGTATCAAAGAATCTTCAGGCAAATTCTACGTCCACAATAATACTGTTGTGACTGGAAACGCCAAAGGTGTAGCAGGTGCGGGCGCAATCGTAGCTGGTGCAAAGATGATGCTGCAAAATCACGCTGCTGCTTCAGACGCAACCGGTCTGATCATTCCTGCTAACGCATCGCTATAAGTTAATGACTAACGAGGCGGGCTTAATCACCCGCCTCAAAAGGTAAACGCATGAAAGTAAAGTTTTTACGAGATTATCACGGCCCAGAGACAAGCGAATTCAGACACCTTGAAGGTGCTGAGGTTGTACTGGATGACGCCATCGCAGAGGATTTTATCAAGCGTCATATCGTGATAAGCATTGAGCCGAAGGCTGAGGAAATCAAAGAAGCTGCACCGGATAAGCCGAAGGTAATCACAAAACGAACTAAAAAACACTAAAGAGGCATAAATGCGAACGATCACAATGAAATTAGTTACACACGCCTCAACCGGCGCAGCGACAACCAGCGGGGAACGCAGCATTTTTGGGCGGTTATACGCCATTGAATACCGACCAGGCACCATAGACACAGGGGCAACCGTCACAGTCACTTGCGAGGGGGCAAGCACTAAAGCACTGCTAACAAAAGCCAACGCAGGCACTGAAAATACCTTTTATTATCCCCGTGATTTAGTCCATGCCGTAGCAGACGGGGCAGCGTTGACTGGCACCTCAGGCGGGGATAGATGCTTGCCGGTACTCAATGGAACGCCAAAGGTTGTTATAGCGTCAGGCGCTAACAGTAAAACCGGCTATGTGACTCTGTACTACTTAGAGGACTAATGACAATCAGCAACGGTTATTGCACGCTGGATGAATTCAAGAAGCACCTCACTATAACCACGTATGACGCTGATGATGATGCGGCTATTGAAAACATTATCGAAGGTTCCTCACGGCTAATTGACAACCTGGCAGGGCGCTGGTTTTATCCAAAGACTGAAACCCGTTATTTTGACGTGCCAGCCGGTAGAGAAATTGAGTTAGACGAGGATTTGCTAACCGTCACAACTTTAACGAATGGCGATGATACGGTAATCACTTCGACTTACTACTCATTGATACCGCGCAATAGCACTCCAAAGCATTCACTGATAATGAAAACCACGTCCATTTATAACTGGACTGGCAACAGCAGCGGTGACACAGAGGGGGTTATCAGCATTGCAGGGACTTGGGGGTATGCAGCGACAACGCCGGATGATATCAGGCAAGCGTGCTTGGAAATAGCCTTATCAGCGTATAAGCGCAGGACGGGGGAAAACACGACAGGCGTAGCAACCGTCACAGCGGCGGGCGTAGTCATAACACCGCAGGACATACCAGGCGGGGCGCTATCAATCATTCGGCGCTATAGGAAACACATCTAATGACGCTGGCTATTCAAACCATAACACGGGCTATTGCGGACTTGAGTATCAAGGGCGTCATTATCAGAGACACGCATGAGATACCAGAAGCGGTGGACGTAAGAATGTGTCCAATACTTTACCCGGAGCCGGTGAATTTTATCAGCGGGTTTTCAGTTGAGCGTGATTCATTCGGCGCTGCAGCACAGGCTAAAAAGACGGTGACTTATACGCTAACTTATACCTACCTGCACGCACCGATTGGCACAGGGCGGGGCTTGTTTGACGTTTATGACGGGCTTGTCAAGAATGTATTCGCAATCCTTGACGCCTTGATTTTAGCAGACGCCTTGACGGGAACAATCGAACTGATACCGCTAACGCCGGTAAATGTGGGGCCGGTTGGTGATCCAGCAGGTAATCGTTTTCATGGCTGCCAGTTTGAACTGTCAGTCACAGAATTTGTAAACTAAGGAGGGCTATGACCAGAACAGTTAGTAAGTACATGAGGGTCTATGCCGGCGGGTATGACATCAGCGGCAATACTCGCAGTATAGGGCCGCTAACGTGGACTTTTGAAGAGGAGTCAATGACGTGCCTGAACTGGCCGGTAGCTGGGACATTACCTGGCAAGGCAACGATGGGATGCGGCACGCTGAACGGGCTATTTGACTCAACAGCGATAACGGGGCTGCACGCTTTACAATCAACCTCAGGTGTCACCCGTGATGTAATGATACCAATCGGCATGAGCGCAGCGCCGACATACGGAAATCCCGTTTACATGGGACAGTTTCCGCAAACGGGCTACATGGTAGAGCCAGGCGAGATTATGTCAACGGTGAGTATCACGTTTTCAAGCAATGACGTCTCAAAGGGGCTAAAATATGACAAACCGTGGGGGGTATTGCTTCACCCGCTGGGCGCTGAGACAGAGGCTAACACCAATGAGACAAACGTCCATAACAACGGGACAGGCACAACCGCTGGCGGTTATCTCATGTATCAAATAACAGCGGTAGCAGGAACAGGCAACGCCACGATCAGCATAGACGACAGCGAGGACGGCGAGACCTACGGGGCATTATCAGGAGCCACAAGCGGGGCAATAGCGCATACTGCGATACCTTGCGCCGGCATTGTTCAATTAGCGACAAACGCCACAGTGAAACAATACTTACGTTTCCAGGTGGCATTGGACACAATCACCAGCGTGACTTTTGCGTTGGCATTTGTAAGGGGATAAGGGAGTAAAAATAAATGACAGCTAATACAGGAAGAACCACAAGCAATTGGGTTAGTTTCAATGTGCACGACAGCTCCGGAACTTTGCGCACAATTCCGGTTGACTCGATCAACGGCGTTGGTTTGACTTATCCAGAGTTAGACCTGACCGCTTTTCAAGATAAGGTTAGAGGCGTATTACCAGAAACGCCGGATTGCACAATTACCATCACCGGGCCGTTTGATACCACCACCGCACAGGCGGTGGGGACTTTGTCAGGTTCACACACCGTTTTGAGTGCTATAAATGGCGGGGTAACACCGCTAACGCTTGACGTACAAGTAGGAATCCGGCACGCATGGGAATCTGGCGAACCTCAATTCGGCTTGACCGCTTCACCGTCTACGGGCTTCTTGTGCTTTGATTATAACTACGACCCGTCTGCTGGAAAGTACAGCGCAAAATTCCGCTGCTATCCTGGCAGTGATGCACCAGCTTGGGGAACAACCGCTGAGACATAATCTATGACTAAAATTCTAACCTCACCAGTCAAACGATTTTCCGGCACGGTAGAACTTTCAGACCCGTTGACGTTTCCGCAGTATATGGCATGGTCGAAGGCGGTTCAGGCAGCGTCAGAACAGAGGGACAAGCTAACGGCGATCACCGTAGGTTATGACGACATTGTGACTGAGGTAATGCTACCTGCAATACTGCAATGTATTGAAGCATGGCATATCGCAGGCGTGCCGGAAAAGCCGACAGTAGAAACCTTTCCAGCGACACCAAGAATGTCAGCAGGGCGTTTGATAGCCTGGCTGGCGGGTGAAATCGGGGCGGTTATCAGCGAAGAGGATGAGGAAAAAAACGAGTGATGGGTCGTGCTTATGCTTACATAGCTGAGGGCGACCCACCACCGATGGAGTTAGAAGCGGTCAGACTGGTAAACAAGTTCGGAGCTAATGCGGTTTATGGGCGACAACTGGGGGCGTGTGAAATGCGCTGTATGGAAATTGCCGAGACGGTAATCAACGCATACCAACAGAAAAC